CCACAGCTGATGAATTCTATCACTGGCAAGGGTCTTGTTGTTGAAGTAGAGTTCTCCATTGGCAAGCGTAATTATTTGGTTCGCCGAGGCATGAAGCCACATGTGTTTGAGATTTTCTCAGACGGCACACTTCTGAACCAGAGCGCCGATGTTCGTGAGTATCAGGATATTCTAGAAACTCAAATCCTGAAGTTGAACCATCGTTCATTCTCACAAATCGTTGTGCTCGGTTCGGCTAATTTCGTGCCATTCATGCAGCTTCCTGCGGCGCATCGTCGAGAAGTTATCGAGGATCTTCTAGATATCCAGATCTTCTCGACGATGAACAATATTCTGAAGGAAAAACTTCAGGCAAACAAGGCAGCAATTATTGATAACAACAGTGAAATCAGGCTGCTAGAACAGAAAATTGATCTGAACAAAAAGCATCTTGAAGAACTCAAGAAAAACAACGAAGAGTTGATTGTTGAGAAAAACAACAAGATCAACGAAACTCTGAAAGCCATTGAATCAATTCAGTTTGATATTGATACTGAACAATCAGAAATTGCTTCTATAAAAGATAAAATTGTTGACGAACAAAAAATCAAAAAGAAACTCAAGAAATACTTGGATGTTCAAAAAGAATTACAGTTCAAGCTGAGAGAAATTCAACAACACGTTTCTTTTCTTCACGACAATGAAAATTGTCCAGCTTGCACACAAATAATTTCTGAAGACTTCAAGAAAGAAAATATCAATACTAAAAATGAAAAGGCAAAGCAGATTGAAGAAGCTATTGCCAAAATGCAAACTGATATTGACTCTATCGAAGAAGAAGTTTCTCGAATAGAAGCATTCGTCGGTGAAATAAACAATATCAATGTAAAGATTAAGTCTCTCCAAACAAAAAAACAAATGTATGAGAGAAATCTTTCTGAACTGAACGCAGAAAAAGAAAATCTTAAAAATAAAAGAGAAAAACTTATAACTGACTCCGCTGATATGAATACATACTTAAAGGAGTTAGATGTACAAGTTAAACTCAAAGAAACTCTTGCTAATGATAAGGCTGTTCTTGAGGTAGCAGCTAATCTTCTGAAAGATGGCGGAATCAAAACTAAAATTATCAAGCAATATGTTCCAATCATCAACAAGTTGATTAACAAATATCTTGCGGCAATGGAATTCTTTGTTCAATTTGAACTCAATGACCAGTTTGAAGAAAAAATTAAATCGAGGTTCCGCGATGAGTTTAGTTACGCTTCCTTCTCTGAAGGCGAAAAGATGCGAATTGACCTTGCTCTTCTATTCACTTGGAGGGCAGTTGCCAAACTACGCAATTCTGCTTCTACTAATCTTCTTATCATGGACGAAGTTTTCGATTCATCTCTAGACGCAAATGGAACAGATGAATTTTTAAAGATACTTCAGAACTTGACTTCTGATACAAATGTGTTTATTATATCGCATAAAGGCGATCAATTGTACGACAAATTCCACAGCGTAATTCGTTTCGAGAAACATAAAAATTTCAGCAGGATTGCTGCATAAAGGAAAGAAATTATGGAGTGTCAAAACTGTAAACCAAAGACAAGATACAGTCACTGGTTTTGGAATAGTAAATTTTGTTCTTGGGTTTTAAATAAATCAACAAGGTTCAATAATTGGCTTTGGAGTAAAATGTACAAAAGGAAGTGATATGAAAACTGTTCATGGGTTTCCAAAGGAAGATAATCGACCATCATTAGGTGGTTGGTCACCAGGAGCATATGTTTGTAAATGTACAAAATGTTCTGATAATTTTCTTGGCGCCAAAAAATCATATGTTTGCGCTGATTGTGCATATATTATTAAAAAGGAAAAGAAAGTGACAAATAAGTTTTCTATTGAAGCTACTGAAGTTGATTATCTTCGTCTTGTTCAAAGCAAACTGCATGGACAGGCAAAGGAAATGGGTTGGCACAATAAGCCACGTGAAGTCGGTACACTAATTGCACTTTGTCATTCTGAATTATCAGAAGCAATGGAAGGTGCACGAAAGGATTTAATGGATGACCACCTCCCCCACCGTAAGATGCTTGAGGTGGAGCTTGCAGATTGTATCATTCGTATTCTTGATATGGCTGGGCTTTACAATCTTGACGTAGCAGGTGCTATTGCTGAGAAGCATGATTATAATCGTAATCGTGCAGACCATCAGCTAGCCAACCGTGAAAAGGCTGGAGGGAAAAGCTTCTAATGGCAGTGCTTCCACTAATCCCTCCACACAGTCCAATTCTTAAGACCAAGTTAGAAAATTTTAATTTCTATCAACCTCAAACAGATCCAACCCAGTTGGCTATTGATTTGACTGAAACTATGATTGCTAACAATGGTCTTGGGCTTTCAGCTAATCAAGTTGGACTTCCTTATAGAGTTTTTGTTATTACAGGAAGTCAAGTGCTTGCTTGCTTCAATCCACGCATCGTTGATTATTCTAATGAAGAAGTTTTGATGGAGGAGGGTTGCCTCTCGTATCCAAACCTTTTCATTAAAATTAAACGACCAGCTTCAATCAGAGTCAGATTTGAAATGCCAAACGGTGAACTTCGTAACGAAATATTTGAAGGTCTTACTGCTCGTGTGTTCCAACATGAACTTGATCATTTGAATGGAATTGTTCATACCCAAAGAGCAACTCTGTATCATCTAGATCAGGGTAAGAGAAAGATGAAAATTCTTTCTCGGAGAAAGAAGGAAAAAATTTCAGCATGATAGGTGAAAACAAAGAAATCTGTTATAAATTCAATGAGGACTATTATCTAGCAGAAATCAAAAAGTATGTTGACGCAACTTACGGGCAACACTATGCTGGTAAGTATCAAGCGACAGATATGATTATTGACGCTGGGCATGGTACTGGATTTAATATTGGCAATATTATGAAGTATGCCAAGCGGTATGGGAAAAAGCAAGGGTACAATAAAAAAGACTTGCTAAAAATCATACATTATGCTATTATTCAACTGTATGTTCATGATGATGAACAGTTAGAGAAGTAAGGAGTTATTATGGGGTTTGAGATTAAGGTTCCGATTGAAGAATTGCGTAAACGAAAACTGTTCTTAGCAACACCAATGTACGGCGGACAATGCGCTGGTATGTTTGCTCGCTCAGTTGCTGATCTTTCAGCACTTTGCGTTCACTATGGCATTCAGCTACAGATGTATTTCCTTTTTAACGAGTCGCTAATTACTCGCGCCCGTAATTATTGTGTTGATGAGTTCATTCGTTCTGGTGCTGACCATCTGATGTTTATTGACTCGGATATCGGCTTCAACCCAAATGATGTTATCGCTCTAATGGCAATGCAGTCCGATGACAGCGAGTACGATGTTCTTTGTGGTCCATATCCAAAAAAGTGTATCTCTTGGGAAAAGATTGTTCAGGCAGTAAACAAGGGTGTTGCTGACGAAGATCCAAATATTCTTGATCGTTTTGTCGGCGATTTCGTTTTCAATCCAAAGGCTACTACTAAAGAGATTCCTATCGGCGAACCAGCCGAAGTGCTTGAAGGTGGTACTGGGTTCATGATGATCCGCCGTTCTGTTTTTGACAGATACAAGCAAGCATTCCCTCATCTAACTTACAAGCCAGACCATGTTCGTACAGAACACTTCGATGGTTCTCGTGAAATTCATGCCTACTTCGATTGTATCATTGAAGCCAAGCGTGCAAATATCGGTGAGGAACTAAAGTGGTTCCTTGATAAGAACCCATCTGCTACTCAGCAACAGATCCTTGAGTTCGTTCAAGATCCAAATGGTGGCAGTAAAGAATGGTCGAAGCGTTATCTATCAGAAGATTACATGTTCTGTTATAACGTTCAGAAGATGGGTGGTAAGGTTTGGCTATGCCCATGGATGCACCTACAACATGTTGGTACCTTCATTTTCGGCGGTTCTCTTGCAGATCTTGCGGCGATCGGCGCTTCAGCAACAGCTGATGTCGAAAAGCTAAAGAAGAGAAAACTTGGTTAATATTGAAGAAAGGACTTTATGATGAAATTCCAGACACGCACTATGCAGGTTCTGAAAAACTTTTCGACCATCAACCAGTCGATTGTGTTCAAGCCAGGAACAACTCTTGCTACAATTTCTCCAACAAAAACAATTCTAGCAAAAGCAAAAATCGCAGAAAACATTCCTAATGAATTTGCTATCTATGATCTTTCTCGATTCCTGAGCACAATTTCTCTTTACGAATCACCAGAGATCGCTATCAACGACAAAATTGTTGTGATCTCGAATGATGTTGCTCAAGGAGAAAAGACCAACTATATCTGTGCTGAAGCCAGCAATATTGTTGCTCCTCCAGCCAAAGATATTAAGTTCCCAGATCCTGATGTGTCATTTAATCTTGATGAAAAAACTTTCGCAAAGGTTCAAAAGGCTCTTGGAGTTCTTGGTCTCCCAGAAATCGGAGTTGTTGGCGAAGATGGTACAATCTATCTACAGGCAATGGACTCTAAGAATCCAACTGGCGACGTTCACCGTGTGATCGTCGGTAGCACTGAAAACACTTTCAAGTTTATCTTTAAGGCTGAAAATCTAAAACTGATCCCAGGAGATTATGCAGTATCAATCAGCTCAAAGGGTCTGTCCCATTTTGTTGGTAAAGATATTGAATATTACATCGCGGTTGAAGCGAATAGTACATTCGGTTAATTTGGAGAGGGGGAGAAATCCCCCTTTCTTTTTCCTTGACTTAAAACAAGTCATACTATATAATGAAACATATCTCAACTATTTGGTGATGAAATGCGTGAACAGTTCCTCTGGGTAGAAAAGTATCGCCCTAAAACTATTAATGACACTATTCTACCAGCAAATCTGAAAGCAGTCTTTCAGCAATTCGTAGAGCAGGGTGAAATCCCAAACCTCATTCTAACAGGTAAGGCTGGTGTTGGTAAGACAACAGTTGCCCGAGCCATGCTTGAACAACTTGGTTGCGATTACATTGTAATCAATGGATCGCTGAATGCAGGCATCGACATTCTCCGTAACGAAATTACAAATTTTGCTTCCAGCGTTTCGTTCTCTGGTGGACGCAAGTATGTTATCCTTGACGAGGCTGATTATCTTTCAGCCGAGAAGGTTCAGCCAGCTCTTCGTAACTTCATGGAAGAGTTCTCGAAGAATTGTGGCTTCATCCTAACTTGTAATTTCAAGAACCGCATCATTGAGCCTCTACATTCTCGTTGTTCGGTCATCGACTTTGACATCTCTAATTCTGAGAAAGCCAAGCTTGCCAAGAAGTTTATGGTGAGGGTGGAAAATATTCTTCGCAACGAGAATATTGAATTTGATACTCAGGTTGTAGCTGAGATCATCATGAAGTATTTCCCAGATTGGCGGCGAGTTCTGAATGAACTACAACGTTATTCTGCAACTGGCAAGATTGATTCTGGTATTCTCGCGAACAGCAAAGAAATTATCATCAATGAACTTGTCAAGATGATCAAGGAAAAAGATTATACCGCTGTTCGTAAGTGGGTTGGTCAGAATTCAGATATGGACCATAACACCTTCTTCAGGGTTATTTACGATAAGCTTCTACTTGAACTGCAACCAAACTGTATTCCAGCAGTTGTTGTTTCGCTTGCCGAGTATCAATACAAATCTGCGTTTGTTGTTGATCAGGAAATTAACACGGCTGCATTTCTAGCGGAGTTAATGATCACATGCAACTTCAAAGCTTAGTGAATCTTTTCAAGAAATGCAATATTTGCGAAAAGAGATCAAAAGAAGATTATGCAGAAATCGTAATTCGTTATTTTGATTCTGAGAAAAACAAAAACGATTTTATTACAGTTGACATCTGTAAAGAATGTGCGGATAAAATAGAAGATGCAAAACAAAAAGCTGACAGCATGGGAGATTTGGGCGAAAACTATCGGGAGCAAGATTTCTCCGAACGATAAAGACTCGGACAAAGCTGCATTATTGCGTTCTGTTTGGGTAATCGTTCATATGATAACTTGCTTAATGATTATTCTCAATAATTCACATCAACTCGGATGGTGGTGATGACAAATCCTTTTGATTATGTTAACGATATTCTCGGTAAACAAAAAGATATTATGGGAGATGATCCAGTTGCAGAAAAAGGATATAATCCATTTTTAACAAATAGAGCATTGTCTTATCACATGGACACGGTATATTATGCTAATGAGATGAATCGTCTGTCTAGTTTGGATAATAAACTTCAATATCACTATTTAATAAATATTGTCAGACCCAAAAAACGAGTTAACTCAAGTTGGGCAAAGAAAATTGAAAGTAGTGATATTAATGCTGTTATGGAATATTTTTCCTATAGTTACTCTAAAGCAAGAGAAACAGTTTCACTTCTTTCTAAACAACAATTAAAAACTATAAAAACTGAATTAGAAAAAGGTGGAATAAAGAGATGAGTGTAATTGATTCATTAGTTGAAGTGAAGTTGGCAGAGGAAGATGATTTTCTAAAGATCAGAGAAACACTTACCAGAATCGGCGTAGCTTCTCGCAAAGACAAGAAACTTTATCAATCTTGTCATATCCTTCATAAACAAGGCAAATATTACATCGTTCACTTCAAAGAACTATTTGCTCTTGACGGCAAACCATCTAATTTTTCAGATGAAGACAAAGGTCGTAGAAATACAATCGTTGCTCTTCTACAAGACTGGGGATTGATCAAGGTTGTAGAGCCAGAATCAATTAAAGAACCAGTTACTCCTCTTCGTCAAATTAAGATCCTCCCATTCAAAGAAAAGAATGACTGGGAACTCGTTACAAAGTACAATATAGGTCGTAAAAAATAACTTGCTATTTGCGCTGAAATAATATATTATGATTGTACTTGAATTATGGAGTTTGTGATGTACGACTATAATGTCCATGATCACTTGAAGAACTGCGATGTACCAACTCTCAAAGATATTACAGAACAAGACAGACTCCCATTCGCAGTCTGTGTCATTAATCTTGTTGGAGACCTTAACACGGGTATTATTATTCGTACCGCGAATCTTATGGGTGCGGAGAAAGTATTTGTTTTTGGTCGTCGCAGGTACGATCGTCGCAGTACTGTTGGATCTCATAATTATGTTGACGTTGTACAGGTTGGGGGATTTGACGATGACGGGTATGTCGATCCCGTAAAGTTTCATAAGCTGATGCAGGACAACAATTACACTCCTGTTATGATTGAAACTGGCGGAGACTGCATCACCAAATTTTCTGAGTATAAGACAGATAAGAAACCTTGTCTTGTCTTTGGTAATGAGGGTGAAGGTATTGATCCTGATATCCTGAGACAAGGTAAGATATTCTCGATTCCGCAGCGAGGAGTTATTCGTTCTCTGAATGTTAGTTCCGCTGCTTCTATTGCTATGTGGGAGGTATCCAAGTCTTTTAATGTATGAACAATCTAAAGCAGCAAAAAGAAGGTTTGACGACGGCAACTTTCACAACCGTTATTTCATCGGTGATGGTATTGACATCGGTTGTGGGGAAGACAATCTAGGTCGTTTTGGTCATGTGTTTCGAGGAATTAAAAGTGTTCGCGGTTGGGATATGCCTGACGGTGACGCACAATATCTAGAAACAATCGCTAATGACACATTCGACTTTGCAACAAGCAGTCATTGTCTCGAACACATGGTTGATCCACATGTTGCATTAATAAATTGGATTCGTGTTGTTAAGCCAAACGGTTATCTTGTTATCACTATTCCCGACGAGGAAATGTATGAACAGAATTTCTGGCCAAGCAGATATAACGACGATCACAAGTGGTCGTTTACAATGAAACAGAAATCTGTTATGCCAAAAACAATCAACGTTCTTGAAATGTTACGAAGAAGAAATAATATTGCTGTGACTGAAAAGGTTGAAGTTATTCGAGACTTCTATTATGATCACATCAAAGGTCAAGATCAAACACTTCACCCATGTATTGAATCATCTATTGAAATTGTAATGAGGAAACTATGAAAATCGGAATCATTCAGCTAAGAGGTGCAGGCGACGCAATTATTGCATTGCCAATCGCGAAATATTATTTTGATCGAGGAGTGGATGTTCACTGGGTAATTGACCAGCATTTTTATGAATCTTTCAAATATGCTGCACCTTATGTTACTTTCCATCCACTTTCTGTTGATGAAAAATCAATCACAGCAAATATCAGAAGCCCTTATTGGTTTGAAACACCAAAGCAAATGTTAATTGACGCTGGTTGCGATGAAGTGATCAGTTTCCCATATGAAGAATCACAACATCCAGATAAGATTGGTGATCTTGCTCATAGATTATCTGATCCAGTTCCACAACGAGCCAAAGATCTTAAACTCAGCAAGACAAGCAGCTTTGATCGTTTCAAATATGTTGCTGCAAACGTTCCTTTTTTCGAGAAGTGGAATCTTCAACTTCGTCGAAATATGCAAAGAGAATTTGATCTGTTCAAGAAACTAGAGTGTGACAAGCAACCATACGTTGTTACCCATCTAGAAGGGGCAATGGGTAAGATTAAGTTTGATTTGGATGTTGCTGGATTTATGAAAAATGCAGGATATACCAATCACAAACACATCGAAATTAAGCCAATCACCGATAATATCTTTGATTGGATCACAGTCCTAGAAAACAGCGCATGTTTTATTGGCATTGATTCGTTTTATGTCAATCTTGTAGACCAGCTAAGAATGAAGATGAAGAAGTATTTCATTCGTCGCTCTCCACTAACATTTACTCCAGTTCTCGGCGAGCTTTGGGATTATGTCCCCATCAATTTACCATCTGATAATCCTCACGTTTTGACATTCTAAAATAACCCTTGACATAAATACCACATTAGAGTATACTGTTTTTATACCTTGTAGAGGAGAAGATAATGTCTCTGTTCGGTAATCGTCGCCGTATGAAATTTACGGTAACTGCGAAGAGGGGTAATAAGGTTCTTGAATCGAACACAACTTATTCAGGAACCGAAGCTTGGTCGATATTTGACTTGATGGAAGCTAAGTACAAGAACAAAGACAAAACTGTGGTCGAATTTTCGTCAGGAATGGAGTAATGATGTCCTCTTATGATTACTCGCTGGTTTCTTCTTTTCAGCTGGAACTGCAGTATATTGATGTGTTGATCTCAAATAAACAATGCACTGAAGAACAAATTTTTAATCTAAAGAATATTAAACAATATCTTATGTCAAGAATTGAAGAAATCCGAAAAAAGTAATTGACATTTGGTCAAATATAAGATATTATAGATTATATTCCGAGTTAGCTCAGCGGTAGAGCAATCGGCTGTTAACCGATTGGTCGCTGGTTCGATCCCAGCACTCGGAGCCACCTTTCAGGACCAGTAGCTCAGATGGTAGAGCAGCTGACTCTTAATCAGCGGGTCACAGGTTCGATCCCTGTCTGGTTCACCATTTTCGAGGAAAAAATGCCTTCCGTTTTTCTTGTGAGTGATACACACTTTGGTCATGCTGGAGTGTGTAAGTTTCTTCGTGAGGATGGTACCAAGCTTCGTCCATGGGACGATCCCGAAGAGATGAACGTCGAGATGATCAAGCGTTGGAATGAAACTGTTGGTCCAAACGATAAAGTCTATCATCTCGGTGATGTTGTTATCAATCGTCGATTCCTCTGGGTTCTTGGTCAGCTAAATGGCGACAAGGTTCTTATCAAAGGGAACCACGATATCTTTCGTCTCGATGATTATACAAAATATTTCCGCGACATTCGTGGATATCATGTGATGAACAACTATATACTAAGCCATATTCCTGTTCATCCTGATAGTAAGGGAAGGTTTGCTGGTAATATTCACGGGCATCTTCATGCTCGTAAACTGGATGATCCTTGGTATCAGTGTGTTTGTGTTGAGCATACAGATTACCGACCAATTTTGTTTGAAGAAGTGATGAAAAGGATCAACGTCCGTAGCTGAGGTTGGGATCTCAGTTACCGCCTCCATGGCTATGGCTGCGGTGTTGTGGAGGATATAAGTCGTCGTGGACTTGAAATCACGAAAGCGCACTCGTCTTCCCTACTAAAATCCGCCAAGACGAAACATTGGCGCCAGATGGTGGTAACTGGTTTTCGGTGAAAAAATGAAAACATTTACAAATCCGTTTATTATAGATCCAATCGTAATGATTTATGGGTCTGTTTTTTTGTTTTTTTGGTATGATAGTATAAAAAATAAACATCCAGATATTGAATTTAGGATTGTTGACGTTATAATAGTGATGTTTGTTTATCTTTTTCTCATGTTTGTGGGGATCTACAAATGACTATGCATCTTGAACGAGCTTGGGTAACTACTACTAAGTTTAATCGGCGTACTCGCGACCGAGATCCAACCAAGGCTCAGCTTGAACATAACAAGTGGCTGCGTAAGATGGGACTTCATCCTGAACAGCTTTCTGCTAAGAAGAACAAGCATAAGATCGATCTTCCTTCCTACAAGACAGAGGAAAACGTTCAGCTGTCGAACAAGGTTGGTAACGGTTTCCGTACTGCTACTATTCTTGAGAATCTAGAGAACGAGGAAGTTGACGTTCAGATGCAGATTCTCAAGAAGGCTGCTCGGGTTGCCCCTGCCTATAACAAGGGTGGATATCAGTTGATTACTCCTGGCGAAGATATCAAGACCATTGGATCTAAGAGCAGGAGAGGCTAAATAGTGTTGGGCTGCGAGCGAAAGATAGCAAGACCCTGACCGTCGAGGGAGAACACCACCCGAGGATGATCATCACCAGCTAGCTGGGATAAGCTACGCAATAGCTTGAAAGATGACTCTAAGGGAAGTTCAAAGAGCTTTTAAACGTATGACGGTAGCCCAGCAATTTTAAAGGAAGTTTGTTATGACTAAATTTGATTATTTTACTGCAGTAATAGCCAAGCGGCTGGTTCTGTTTGCTGCTAAAATTAACGCTGCAGCAGTAATGTCTCTTTGTCTTGAAACTTCGCGTATATACCGAGATAAATATCCAGAGAATGAAAATAATAGGAGAGGTGTCCGAGCGGTTTAAGGAACTAGTCTTGAAAACTAGCGAGGAATGAAAGCCTCCGTGGGTTCGAATCCCACCCTCTCCGCCATTAATGCCGTCATAGCTCAGTTGGTAGAGCAGTTGATTTGTAATCATCAGGTCCCGAGTTCGACTCTTGGTGGCGGCACCATTTTAAAGGGTTCTTATTATGAAATCTCTTATCGTTGAAGAAATTATTGAAAACGAAGATGGAACAGCGACAATAATTTTTGATTCTGATCCAGCCGAGATGGAAGAGCTTGTTGTTGCTCTTGTAAGAAATAATAAAGAACTACAAAAGAAACTTTTCTCTGAGTTTTTATATGATGCTCTTGTAAGAGCCGCTAAAGAAACTTTGAAAGAAGATGAAAATAGTGCTTGACTTCATGATGTGAATCATATATACTGATTGAAGTTAATTGATGTTAAGTCGCCTTTGTTAATCGAACTGACACCGTATGGTGAGCGTTTCCTCTAAGGAATAGATACAAAGGTGCATTTTTAGAGTAATATTGTGAGTTTGCTGCATAAACATCATATAATTCCTAGACATATGGGTGGATCTGATGATCCATCAAATATCAAAGAATTAACTATTGAGCAACATGCAGCGGCTCATAGAGACCTGTATGAAAAATATGGGTTTGAACAAGATAGAATTGCTTGGCAAGGTTTGACTGGTCTTATTTCTAAAGCGGAAGTTATGCAAGAACTGCATAAACTCGGAAGAAAAAAGACAAATAAAATTCTGCAAGAGAAATATGGAGTTGACAATCCTGGACAATTAGCTTATAATAGAGAAGCTACTAAGATTAGAAACAAACGACTTCATGCAGAAGGAATTATGAAAGTTCCTGATTGTTGGAAAGGAAAAAAGCATACTGAGGAAGCTAAGAGAAAGATAGGAGAAAAGAATTCTCTTCACCAACAAGGATCTGGTAATTCTCAGTATGGTTCTTTCTGGATTACAAATGGAATTGATAATAAAAAATTAAGAAAAAATGATCTTATACCAGAAGGTTGGTATAAAGGTCGAGTAACTAAATAAGTTATTGCTTCGTTGGCGTAGAGGTAACGTATCTGGCTTCCAACCAGAGGTCGTGAGTTCGATTCTCACACGAAGCTCCAATTTTCTCGGCGTAGCGCAGCCTGGTAGCGCATCTGCTTTGGGAGCAGAGGGTCGCAAGTTCGAGTCTTGCCGCCGAGACCAATTCAATAGCGGGATGGAGCAGAAGTCAGCTCGTTAGTCTCATAAACTAAAGGTCGTGGTGTGCAATTCCCACTCCCGCTACCAACCCAATAGACCGATGGCTCAACGGTAGAGCAGGACCTTTACACGGTCAAGGTTGGGGGTTCGATTCCCTCTCGGTCTACCAATCGTTTTAATTATGGAGAAAATTATGGATACGATTCGCCTTTATCATTCTCAGGACTTCGAAAACAGCCGAGAGTCTTACTCTACAGAAAAAACTCTCTCTAAAGAAACAATTAATCTTGATGATGTTTTTAATGTTGTAGAAGAGTGGCTTCGTGGTGCTGGTTTTCATTTTAATGGTCAGATTGGCATTATTGAAGACGACTTTTAATTTAATGGACCGATAGCTCAGTTGGTAGAGCAGCTGACTCTTAATCAGCGGGTCGTGGGTTCGAATCCCTCTCGGTCTACCAAATCACGTCCGTGGCTAGGAGATAGGAACCTAGTCACCGCCTCATAGCTTGAGTACGGTGTTATGAGGAGCATGAGTCGCCGTGGACTCGAAATCGCGGACTCGTACTCGCCTTTCCTACTAAAATCCTCCACAGCGAAATAGTGGAACCAGATGGTGGTAACTGGTATTTTTTGCTTGACATCTTTGAAAATATGATATATACTGTGTACATGATTGATTGAGCGGCGAGGATAAGATGCTCGAACAGTTTATGGAAGTTCAAACGCTGAATGAAAAGATTAGACAGCGACGTTCTCAAATGCTAGTTCATTCTTATCTTTACTATGTTCTTGATGATTCTGTGGTTGATGATGGTACATGGCAGCGATGGGCTGACGAACTGACCGAACTCCAAAAGCAAAATCATAAGATTGGTTTTTATGATAAAGCTTTCAAAGATTGGGATGGTTCGACTGGTATGCATCTACCGTTCGATCAATGGGTAAAAGATAAAGCCGAGTTTCTTTTGACATTCAAAAAGTAATCTTATGAGAATAATTATTGAGGATAATGCCTTCGGTAATTCTACTGCTTCATTGTTAGCTGAATATTATCGAAAGCAACCAGAAACTCTTAAGAGTAAATATCTTAATAAAGATATCTTAGACCCCACTGATCTTTTGATGCCAGAACTAATCAATTTTACGCAAAGATTTTTTGATCTTTCAAATATGGTTGGTTATGAAAGATGGGGAGCAGTTGATAGTTCTCCTCAAGGGTGGCATATAGATAAAGATGAAACTCGATTAATAGAAACTGGTAAACTTGTTACCCCAATTTGTACGATAATTTATTATCCTGAAGTTAGTAATATGATTGGCGGTAGATTTATAACTGAAACTGAATCAATATCGCCAAAAACAGACAGATTGATTATCTTTGGTCCAGGATTGATGCATGCAGTAGAACCTTTTATGGGTAACAGAATTGCTGTTGTGTATAATCCTTGGGATCATGAAATTTCGGTTCTGTAGCTCAATTGGTCAGAGCTATCCGCTCATAACGGATTGGTTACAGGTTCGAGTCCTGTCGGAACCACCAAGGGTCTTTCGTCTAGAGGTCTAGGACACCGCCCTTTCACGGCGATAACACGGGTTCGATTCCCGTAAGACCCACCAAGTTACGGTCCCATAGCTCAATGGCAGAGCGTCCGTCTTATACACGGTTAAGCGGCAGATTACCGCGAGGTGCAGGTTCGAGTCCTGCTGGGACTACCAAATTTCGGCAGAATGCTGCATGGGCAGGTGTAGAGGGTCCATACTTCTATTCGGGTCTGGTTCGAATCCAGTGCTGCCGCCAATTTTAATGATGGAGTAATGTGATGGGTAAGCATATTAAGACTGATATGGACTATGCTATGATTCGTGACTTTGCTCGCGAACTATATAAACATGATCCCAGCAACGATCGACTCGTTCACTACCTCTCGATGCAAAACTTTGAGGGAGCCGAACTTCGCAAGGATCTAAAAGATCTTATCAATAAGTGAGGATATTATGATTGACAGCGTTCCTATGATCACATTCAAGACTCGTGTTCGTGACGAGTCAGTCGGCGGACCAAACCCTTATCGCTGGCAGGATGTAACAACCAAGGATTATTTTGCTGGAAAGCGAGTTGTTGTTTTCTCTCTTCCTGGCGCTTTCACTCCAACCTGTTCGACATATCAGGTTCCAGGATTTGAAGCAGCTTATGATGAAATCAAGTCGCTTGGTGTTGATGAAGTTTATTGCATCTCGGTCAATGATGCATTCGTGATGAACAAGTGGGCTCAAGATCAGGGTCTTAAGAATCTTAAGATGATTCCTGATGGTTCTGGTACATTCACTCGTCTAATGGGCATGCTAGTTGATAAGGACAACCTTGGTTTCGGTATGCGCTCTTGGCGTTACGCTATGGTTGTTAACAACGGCAGGATCGAGAAGTTTTTCGAAGAGCCAGGTCGTCGTGATAATGCAACCGACGACCCATACGGTGAAACTTCTCCAGAAAAAGTTCTTGACTATTTGAAGGAATCGATGTATATTCCATATTCGTAAGAGTTAATGGGGGCGTGGAGAAATTGGTAAACTCAGCAGACTCAAAATCTGCCGCTTCGGCTTGTCGGTTCGAGTCCGACCGTCCCTACCAAATCCACTGAATTATGAGGAATCAATGAATTTTATTAAAACACTTCTAGCAACAACAGCAATCGTTTTCAGTTTCTCCGCGAATGCTGCCGAGCTAGATAAGCAATACCAGCCATACAAACCTGTGTCTGGTGTATCTGGAACCCTGAAGTCTATGGGTTCTGACAGCCTAAACAATCTTATGACTCTTTGGGCTGAAGACTTCCGCAAGCAGTATCCTTCGGTTCAAATTGAAATCGAAGGCAAGGGTTCTTCTACCGCTCCTCCTGCTCTTATCGCTGGAACTGCGCAGTTCGGTCCTATGTCCCGCCCAATGAAGGGTGCTGAGGTAGATTCGTTTGAGCAGAAGTATGGTTACAAGCCAAGCGCATTTCGAGTAGCAGTTGATACGCTGGCTGTTTATGTTCACAAAGACAATCCTGTAACTTGTATCAGTCTTGCTGAACTAGACGGCATCTTCTCTAAGACTCGTAACACAGGCACCTCTAACATTGCTACATGGGGCGACCTTGGTCTTACAGGGCAGTTCAAGAACCAACCTATCTCCCTGTTTGGTCGTAACTCTGCCTCTGGCACTTATGGCTACTTCAAGGAAGCTGCTCTGGCAGGTGGTGACTATAAGGATAACGTGAAGGAACAGCCAGGGTCATCTGCCGTTGTTCAGGGTGTTGGTGCTGACAAGTTTGCTATCGGCTACTCTGGGATTGGTTATAAGACAGCTGATGTAAAAGTTGTGCAAATTTCTGGTCGCGATGGTAAGTGTGTGGCTCCAACTCAGGAAAAGGCATATAGCGGCGAATATCCAATCACTCGCTTCATGTATGTCTATCTTAACAAGTCTCCCTCTGATTCACTACCTCCTCTGCAGCAAGAGTTTATCAAGTTCATCCTTTCCCGTGATGGGCAAGATGATACAGTCAAGGATGGTTACTACCCTCTACCATTCCTGATTGTTAAGAAGGATCTAACTGATCTTGGGGTGGTTCCCTAATGGACCCGTGGGAGGTCATGGTCAATCTCCCAACCTTTTTACTGCAATAATTTGGAGAATATGAAAAAATGCGTAATTTTGTTCTAGCTATGGCAGCGGCTCTAACAGTTTTCTCATCAGCAGCAATGGCTGGAGAAGTGACTGGTGAAGCTCGATTTGGTAACAGCCGCAACGATGGTCCTGATTCTACCGAGTATGCTCTTCAGTACAACGACACCGTAGCTAACGCTCTTAACCTTGGTGTTGAGCTAGAGGCTAATCAGCTTTCTAATGAAGGCGATCTTGCTACTGCTTTCACTGGTAAGGTTGGTCCTGCTCTCCCAACAGTTTATGGGTTCAAGCCTGTTGTGTATGTTGAAGCTGGTCGAGTTCTTACCGAAGGCGACAACTTCAATGTCTGGGGTGCTGGGGTTGAAGTCAGCCGTCGAGTCTATGGTCCAGTATCAGCTTCGGTTGGTTATCGTTACCGCCTTGGCGCTTCCTCTGATCAGCTTCGCGAAAACCGCTACAACGTTGGTCTAGCTGCTGATGTCACCAAGGAAGTCGGCGTTGGTCTGGGGTACTACTACACCACTGGCACCACCGAGACCGAGGCTGTCGGCGTGTCGCTGACTCGTAGCTTCTAATCTCTTAAACATAAGAAGCTTGAAAGGGTGGGGGGAAACCTCCACCCTTTTTTGTTAAGTAATTGATTTCATTAGATAATTTTAATCGTTGACTTTTTGGTAAAAAACATTCATAATGGTTTCAAGGTTGGATAAGGAGAAAAACCTATGCGTGAATTTTGGGATAACTTTTTTGCTGGCGGGTGGCTTGTTCTGGTAGCTTTTGTGCTCCTCGGCTTTATGTTCTACGGAATTCATTCTGATAACGTCAAGAGTGAATATTGCTTCGAACGCCAGATGGTTAAGGTTGCAACCGACTTTGGTTCTAAGTGTGTTAAGGTAGACAATCTCGTCAATGTTCCTTGATAGGAGAAAGCCATGAGTTTCAACGAAATCTTCTACGACACCAATGATCGTGTCCTTGACATGCTGAACGAAGAGTACGAAGAGACCAATCAGATCGAGCGGTTTGGTTTGGACCCTCGTTCGGCTTACATTCTCTTCGTTTCTGAAGAAGGTATCGTCGTCCACGCTAATCAGGACCGCCTCCTGCAGTACTATGGTGGTTTTGAGTATGTCGACAAGGAGTATCGCCTGACTCTTGGCGATTGGGTGTTTTACTCGGCTGATAGTGATCGAGTTCGCGAATGTTTGAACCGATATCACGATCGGCTCCCTGAATATGAAGACGAAGAAGAAGAGGAGAATGTCTAATGTCTATTGTTAATGCCATGAAGGCTCAGAACGACATGCGAGTCCCATTCGCCATGCAGATCCTCCCCAGCCGCCTCCGAGAACTGGTCGAGGCTAATATGGTGGGAGACGATCTTATGTCCCATCATGGGATCCTCGATGACATTTACGCCGAGTACGAGCGGCTGATCCCTCCAGACAGGGAGATCAATATTTACGACTGTGCCCGAGCGGTTTATGCCGCTCTGGTTGGGTAAATCATTGATTTTATTAACAAAATTGGCTCTTGACTTTTGCTGAAAATGGACCTATAATAGGTCTATAAGATGGAAATGAGGAGAGATGTGATGACCACGACCTACACCTTCGACGCCCAGATCGTCTCCGACCTCCACAAGGATGCCCGTGGCTTCCGCCCTCGCGAGGGTTGGTGGGCGACGTGGAACGAGGCGGCGGACGACCGCAAGCAGGTCATCTGGGACAACCTCCTCGAGGAGCTTCGGTGCACCATGGACGAGGAGGCTCGCCGCGAGGCGGAAGCCCTCGCTCGTTTCGAGACTCGGGTGACCGAGACCCTCGCGCTTGGTGCGGGCGACCGTACCACGGCGATCCGCTGGATCCTCCAGGGGATGGACCTCTCCGAGACGGACCTCGCCTACGGAGCGGACTACGTCTGCTGGAGCCTCGGTCTCTCTTACAGCCAGAAGGGTCTCTTCGCCGAGGCTCTCGCCACCATGAAGGAGGCTGCGTGATGCCCGCTACCGTGAAGTACACCAAGATGGTCAAGACCACCGAGGAGATCGAGGTACCCAAGATCTTCTTCGACGCGAACGAGGATCGCTGGGACGCTAACCTCGCCACCAAGCTGTTCAGAACCCTCGCCTACGAGGAGGGGCATAACATGTCTCGTCTCTATGACAACCTGTATTCTGAGGACGAGACACGTGTCAAGAGTGCGGTCGCGACGATCGTCGGACTAGAGACGACGGTGACTGCTCTGGTACAGGTCGTAGAGGCGCACTATCGTTAATTTAAACAAGGAGACTGTGTGATGCGTTACATGAATCGTGGGTTCCGTGAGGATCTGGTCCATTCCGTTTCCGAGCACGTCGCGACCCTGATCGCGGTCAAGGCGGTGGATGGGCTGGGAATCGATCTCCCGAGCCTTTCAGATGACTCGTTCGATGTTTATGCGAACCTAAAGCTGGAGATCCATCGTCAGGTTATGGATATAGTTGATCAGGCTATTGATGAACTTTCTACCATCTAGCCTGACATTTTTCGGCAGTTTGCAATATATAGAAGGAGGAAGAAATGAGGCTCTTTGCTGATACGGTTGGGTTTGTACTGTTTCTTACTCTTATGTATGGTCTTTGGATCGTAACACCTTGAAGGAGGCAATCATGCGAGAAGTTTATACTGTTCTTCTGGAGATTGAGGACGGCGATTTTGAGCGTATCGAATTCAAGGCTGAGGATATCAAGGATGCCCTCCGCCGTGCTATGATCTACGCCCAGCGAGAGTACCCTGATCTGGGAGTTTGTGCCAAGGTGGAAAGTATCGCTATCCGCTAAATCGTTGATTTTATTACAACTTTTGATCCTTGACAAATGGGTTAGAATGTGGTAATATAGTGATATGATGATGAAAGGGAATGTGATGAAGCTGCTCGGTATCGACACGAACGCCAAGACCGTCAAGGGTGAGAAGCTGGGGTATATGACTGGTATCCTGTACCTCGCTCCCGCCGATCTGTCTGGGTACGAGGTCTGCGCCATGCGTTCGGCTGGTTGCACCAAGGCTTGCCTCTACACGGCTGGGCGTGGTGCTTTCGGTAACGTTCAGGCGGCTCGTATCGCCAAGACCAAGATGTACTTCGAAGAGCGGGAGAAGTTTATGCTCCTGATCGCCAAGGAGATCGCTGCCCTGATCCGCAAGGCGGAGAAGGCTAACATGATTCCTGTTATCCGTCTTAATGGGACCAGCGATATTCCTTGGGAGCGAGTGCCCGTCGGCGAGTATCCCAACATCATGGCGATGTTCCCTGACGTGCAGTTTTACGACTACACCAAGCGAGCCAACCGCAAGGATCTCCCTGCCAACTATCACCTGACGTTCTCGCTCGCCGAGGACAACGATGTCAACGCCGAGAAGGCTCTTGCGTTTGGTCTTAATGTTGCCGTTGTGTTCCGCAAGGAGCTTCCGAGCGAGTACATGGGCGCTCCTGTCGTCAATGGCGACGAGACCGACCTCCGCTTCCTCGACGGTCGTGGTGTGGTCGTTGGTCTGAAGGCTAAGGGTCGTGCTAAGAAAGACACGACTGGTTTCGTGCGGATGGCTGCTTAACTTAAAGGAATCACAATGGACTTCCCTACTATCTTTAACATCAACGATGTCCTTCCGCATATCGAGGGTCGTCCGGAGTTTGTGGTTGCCGATCGCGACGACCACATCATCATTAACTACGTTGTTTCTGATAACGAAACCTTTCCCTCGACGGATACCCTGACTGGACGTATCCGTCGCGAATGCCGTGGTCTTATTTTTGATAAGGCTACGGGGAATATCGTTCGTCGTCCGTATCATAAGTTTTTCAATTTAAATGAACGCGAGGAAACCCTTTCTCGCAACGTTGATTTCTCACAGCCTCATACGGTTTACGATAAACTGGATGGGTCTATGATCGTACCTTATATCATCAACGATCGCCTTATCTGGGGAACCAAGATGGGCGACACGGATGTTGCTAAGACCATTCATAAGTTTCTTGCTAAGAATCCTCAATATGCTGAGTTGGCGGAGAACTTCCTCCGCTCCCAGCTGTGTCCTATCTTTGAGTGGTGTTCGCGAAAGCAGCGGATCGTGATCGACTATCCTGAGGACCGTTTGGTTCTTACTGCTGTGCGCGATATGAATTATGGGATGTACTATTCTCATGACAAGCTGATTGATGTAGGAAACCGATATGGGGTTGAGGTAGTTGATGCCTTTCCTTATCCTATTAACAACGTTGATTCGTTCGTTGAGGCTGTGCGTCAGTACACCACCAAGGAAGGTGTGGTGGTCCGTTTCAATGACGGGAATATGATCAAGGTTAAGGCTGATTGGTATGTTTCGGTCCATAAGGCGAAGGAGTCTATCCTTTACGACCGTAACATCGTCAGCCTGATCCTGGAGAATAAGCTTGACGATATCAAGTCCGTTCTTCCTGATCAGGATCGAGTTCGTCTCGAGAAGTTCGAGACTGAAGTGGTTGAGTCTATCGACCTTCTTATCGAGCGGCTGCATCTGATAACCGTTCAGTATAATGCCTCTATGAAGATGACTCGTAAGGATTTTGCTCTGTCTTATCCTTACGGAACTCTTAAGAGTCTTGTGTTTGCCGTTTGGGAAAAGCATTCTATCGACGACTGCCGAACGGCTGTTCTGAATGTTGTGAGAAAGTCCTTGACTTCCAATGCAAATTGGAGTAAGCTTAATGAAGAATTGTTTGGGGTCTCCCCGTTCAACGAGAATTGAGGATAATATGATGAACGTTCTCCCTGCTGGTCAGTATCTGATCTCTGATCCTTGTTATGTGTTCGATCGCGAGCGGTATGATGCTCTGCTCGAAGAGACGAATTATTTCGGGTTGAGTTCCGTCGATCCGCAGTTTGCACGTGGTGGTGGGATCTTCGTTGACAAGGTTACTGGTCTGAAGTTTGCCGTCGTTGGTACTGCTTACGGTGATGGGCTGTTTAGTTCAAATGACGGCGACACCTATCCTGTTGATGCTGGTTGTATTGCCATCATTCCTTTCGGCATGCTTGATACTCCATACAGCCCATATGGTCACGGTGGTGCTGAGTTTAAGGAAGACTTCGCTGTTGAGTATCTGGAAGATGGCACCATTAAGTTCGGACATGTTGAAATCTACACTGCTCGTGATGTTGATGATAAGGATGACGAGTGGGATGATGGCGTAGACGAAGCCCAAGAGTGGTACGACTACGACGCTGGCTGTTAATTAAAGGATATATTATGCCCAAGTGTATTATGCTGGTTGGACTTCCTGGTGTTGGTAAGTCTACATGGATCGATAAGAATATTGACACTAATGTTTCTCTTGCTTCTTCTGATTGGCATATCGAGAAGGTTGCAGAGATTCTGGGTGCTACATACTCGGAAGTTTTCGATGGAGTCATTAAGTTTGCTGATAGGGCATTCTATAATAGTCTTGCCACGTATGCTTTTAACTCTATGGATATTGTTGTTGATCGCACCAATCTTACTCGTAATTCGCGAGCCAAGGTTATGAATGCTATCAAGAAGAATGCTAAGGAGCAGTATAGTTTCGTTTCATATACCTTTGTTACTCCTGATGATATGGAACATATGAATCGGCTTGCAAAGCGACATGGTAAGTATATTCCTGATGAGGTTATGGCTGCTATGAAGAAGTCGCACGAGAAGGCTGAGCTCAAAGAAGGGTTTGATCTGATGTATGATGTTTATCCTAATGGTGATGTTGTTCGCACATGACTGATGATGAACTAATCGAACGACTAGAACATTTCTCTGGTCTTAGCTATGGTAATCCAATATGTGGTCTGGCAGCACAGAGGCTTCGCCAACTACTTCTAGAGGAACTCGAAGATGACACTAACGATTGAAAAATTCCTTTCTCTTGGGTATACACAGCACAAACCTACTAGTTTTGACAATTATGACATCCTACTACAGAAAAGGGTTGACGACGAACATGGTATTAAGTATTATATCAATGTTCATGTGTATGATCGTATCAACTGGATTTCGTTTCCAAAGGAACTTCCTCGTTATGGATTTGAACCAGAAGTACAGTTTCGTGAGGACGAACGAGTCCCGACAGTGAATATGACATATCTCTGTGCACTAGATACTACTATCGAAGATATCGAGAAGTTTTATGAAGGTGCATGGGTGTTTATGGACAAGCCATACTATGAAAGGAACTATGACTAATGTTTAAGTATGGGATCTATGCTGCAGCTTTTTTCTGGTTCAGCATTCTTACCTTTGGTTGGGCACTGCCATGGCTTATTAGTGCTCAAGATACTATCATGGTGATGCTAGGGTTTGGATTTATCACAGCCTACATCTTTTTTATTGCCTTTATCGGCAAGAGTCTATACAAGATTGTGAAGGACAAGATCAATGAACGTTAAGAATATCGGTATGATTTCGCTTCTCGCTTTCTCTCTCGCTGCATGTTCGCGAGTTGAAGCGGGTAATGTGGGTGTGAAAGTTAACCTACTCGGTGATACCAAGGGTGTATCTCAGGAGGTTCTAGGTCCAGGTCGTTACTGGATTGGTATGAACGAAGAGCTTTACGTGTTTCCTACCTTCACTCAGAACTACACTTGGGATGCAGAAGCTTCTCGTTCATCACCTAATGATGAATCAATTAGTTTTGGTACCGTCGAGGGTATGAATGTCAACGCCGATGTTGGTATCTCGTATCATATTGACCCAGACAAGGTTCCTCTGGTGTTTCAGAAGTATCGCAAGGGTATTGATGAGATCACAAACATCTATCTGCGAAACATGGTTCGCGATAGTCTAGTTCGAGTCGCAAGCACCAAGCCAATTGATAGCGTATATGGCGCTGGTAAGGCTGACATCATTGATGCGGTTCAGAAGGACGTTTCAGAACAGGTAGCTTCTATCGGTATCGTTATCGAGAAGATCTACTGGATCGGTTCACTTCGTCTACCCGAGACAGTCGTCGCTGCTCTAAATGCCAAGCAAGCAGCTACTCAGATCTCGCAGCAGCGTGAAAACGAGGTAGCTACCGCCCGAGCAGAAGCACAGAAGAAGATCGAAGAGGCTCGTGGTAATGCTGAGTCTATTCGTCTGGAAGCACAGGCTCAGGCTGAGGCAAATCGAATCCTTGCCCAATCACTAACCAGCGAACTAGTTCAGTACACCGCTCTTCAGAAATGGAATGGCTCTCTACCTACCACGATGGCTGGTAATGGTTCAATTCCCTTTATTAATGTGGGAAAGTAGTATGCCTAACGTATTCTTCATTTCCGATACACACTTCGGACATGAGAAAACTTGCACTGTGTTTAAGAGGGGCGACGGCACACTGCTGCGCCCCTTTTCTTCTGCTGAGGAAATGAACGAGGAGATGGTTCGTCGTTGGAACGAAGTCGTTCGTCCTGACGACAAGGTGTATCATCTTGGTGATGTGACCATTAACCATAAAAACCTTCCTATTCTAGACCGCCTAAATGGTAATAAGCGGTTGATTCGTGGTAACCATGATACAGCCAAGACAAAAACTTACATGAAATATTTTGGTGAAATCTATGGCGTACGTGTTCTCGAAAAGTTTATTCTTTCACATATTCCTCTTCATGTGGACAGCATCACTAGTAGATTTAATACTAACGTCCACGGGCATACACATGCTAATTACATCGATCATCCTGGCTATTTCTGTGTATGTGTGGAGCAGATCGACTACCGACCAATTGAAATGACCGAGCTTCTACAGAAGATCGCTGAGAAGAAGTCAAACTATATGACAAACGGAAACACCTATGGATATAATCTGGAATCCCAACCCTCTTAAGACAAGGGTTGAAATTGACGACCGTGATCGACAGATGATGCGTCTTAAGATAGAGAACAATTTTCTTTTTGGTCGTCTATATGATGCTTACACAAATGTCGGTCGATATTCAATCGAAACTTTAGAGACAGATATGGAAGCGCACGTAGATAGAATGCTGTCATACGCCGAGAAGTGCCTTAGAAGCGATGAACAACACTGCGGAGACTGTACCTGTGTTCCAGCATCATGTGGTAAGTGTAGGGCTGAAGGATATCTTGGGATTGATACGATAGAAGGACTCGGTAAACACGAAGCTGGTTACATCAGTCGTTCTTTTATTGGTGGCAGAACCATCGAAAAAGCCCTCGACTATCTTGAAAACTATGAAGTTGGTGCAGAAACAAGAGAAACGTTTATTACACAGCACAAATATACAGAGGAACAATTTGCAGCACTAGCTGAGTCTTGGAAAAAACAAGCAGACCGAGCATATGAATGGTTAAAGAACTATGGAGAGGAACATGGATTCAGATGACTTCAAAGAACCTAAGCGATCCAAACGACTTCGTCTAACAGAAAACATTATTAAAAAGAGAGAACGTCAGCTAAAAGACGTTGGGCGAGATTACAAAGATTCTCCGCATAAGTTTCATAAACACAGTCCATTCAACTGTGGTATTCCTGATTGTCATATGTGCGCCAACCCTCGTAAGGTTTGGAAAGACAAGACTCTGAAAGAAAAGAGTTTCGAAGAAAGCATGAACGATGAATAGAAACGCCGTCAAGACTGCCTATATGTGCGGAATCTCATGGGATTGTGAGGTAGAAAGCACAGACGTGAAGATCTATGCCTCTATCGAACAACTCAAAGAAGATCACGGCTGCTGGGAAGAATGTGGTATCGTCGAGGTCCAACTGCAACCTGTTAAATTTCATATCGAGGGCGACTATTAGTGCTTGACATTTGCACTCAACTGTAGTATAATCATTATGTGATGATTGAAAAGGATAAGAGAATGCCCGAACGAATCGTACAGAACGAGATCCAGTGTAAGAACTGCAACGATATTATCTACTCTGCTCACCGACACGACTATAAAGAGTGTAGCTGTGGTGCTGTCGCTGTAGATGGTGGTTTGGATTATCTTCGTCGAACTGGCGATTTCACTAATATCGTCGAACGTTCTATTTGTCTAGATAGCAAAGTTGTTGACGACATCACTACTGCCGTTAAATGGGCTGTCGATACTAATCGTAACGATTTCGGTATCGCTCTTGCTGTTGTTCGTGCTCTTCGCGAACATGGTCTGCTGAAAGAAGATTGATGAAACGTTATATTCCTTTATACAATTCTGAGTTACAGCGTTGGTTTGTTTTTGATACTGAAGATAAAACAATCATTGACATGTATTCAGATAAGGAATATAATGGTATCATAATTATGTGTGATAACCTCAACCAAGGTTGGGAATACATCAAAGAGAACTATCAATTTTTTGATCAATAGGAGATTGTTATGCGGTTCAGTCTAGTTCGTGAGCGGGATGGTGCTGGTGATTCTGGTCCTATGTGTCAGATCCTAGACCGTGAAAGCTACACTGCTATTAAAGGCGAGTATCGTCCTAGGGTTGGTTGTGGTGTTCGGGTTGGGTCATATGCTGGTCGAACCTTTGTTAGCCAGGATTGGTGGCAGACGACTCCTGTTACTGAGATTCTAGAAGAGCGCGAAGATTATATCCGTTTCAAGACTCGTAACTCGATCTACGTTTGGAAGATCATATGAGCGGACGATACAGCGAGTCAGAACTTGCTTTATTTCGCCAACTTCTAAAAGAAAACAACGAAAGAGCAAGGCTGATTGCTGAGAAGCGATACTTCAAGTGTCCTATCAATGATCCTGATTGTAAACAGAACTGCGGTTCTTATGGGTGTGGAAATTAAAGATGCGTAAACGACTTGAAGCAATTGCGGTAGCGTTTGCTGGCATTCTTGACAGCGTGATTACAATTCTAACACTTGGATATTGCCATTCAGTATTTGCATTCTCTCTTGCTTCTTATTTCACAAAGAAGTGGATTCGTGAAGGAATGAAGTGATGGAAAATAAACCAGGATACTATTGGGTGTTTAAACATGAAAAGTCTGACAAGCCAACCATTGCTCGACTTACCAAGTCTTCAGGCTGGGAATACTTTTATTCAGAACATTCTACTAAGATGATTTCTAACAAGCCGTATAAGATTATCCAAAGGTTGGAGGTAAGTGATGACTGATATTGTAATGATGCTACGTGACCAGCACTGTCAAAACGAAGGCACGGTCCGCCGTATGTGCTTAGACGCCGCTTCTGAGATCGAGCGTCTTCGAAAGTATGAAGAATTGGTTGGTTTTATCGCTAATGATTATCACGAACTGTCACACGATAAGATTGCTTGGCAGCGTAATGATTGGAAAAAGCGTTGTCACAAATTGATTGGATTACTAAATGACTGACAAAGATGCCGTCAGAGCAGCCATTGATTTTATGACAGTCGGAGATAAGTATATTAATAAAGGAATGAAGCCTGAGACTATCGTTAAGATCATGAAGCAGATCGTTGATAATTGGGAAAACGGTAGATGGACTCTTCGCTCAGATATTATAAAGGCTATATCTAATGACTGATATCGTAGATCGTCTATACGACGCCACAGACAGAGATGCCGCCAGCGATGCTGCTGAAGAGATCGTAGCTCTTCGTAGTGAAGTCGAGCGTCTAAAAGAGAAGTGCGACAAGCAAGCTACGATCCTTCGCCGCCTCAACCCTGAAAACTTTCCAGATACATACTTTATCTGTGGTGAGTTGGGCGAGAAAGATCAGAACGGTCTACCCGAGAAAATCATGATCGTCCCTGCCTATGGTGTCGACTGGATGCAGATCTATCAGCGAACCGATAAGGTTACAGGTCCGGAGTGGTGAGATGAGTGAAGAATATAAGCAAGGATATCGTGATGGCTACCGAGACGCTATGGAAGCGTTTAAGAGTTTTCGTCCTGAACATGTATACATGACTGCTCCTAATCCGAATACACCTCAGGTTGGTCAGATTACTGGAACTTTTTACCAGTGCCCTACTTGCAAAATCGCTGGAACAATGGCTCTTGTGTGTAACAATCCAAAATGCCCGACAAGGGTAACTTCTACTTTTTCGAATATCAGCATAACAAGAGCAGAATAAAATGGACAACATCAAACGTCTAAAAGAATACATCAAATATGAAAAAGTTCTTGACAAATATGAACTTTTGAGGTATATTGATGATATAGAATCTGAAGTTAATCAGGCGATTGACGATGCAAGCGATGTTTCTGATATGAAGTGGGAAATTGAAGGTCTTAAAGATGAAATTTATGAGCTTGAAAAAGAAAATGAAAAGCTTGAAGATGAAATCGAAGAATACAAATCGGTTCTTGGAAGGAAATAATTAAAATGAAAGTAATCATGAAGCCTTACCCTACTTGGTGGGGACCTCATCAGGTTGTGGAAAAGTTTCTACCTTTCCTAAGCGAAGATAACCGAGATATCGCTGGCGATTATCTAGATTCTCTTTTTAAGAAACTTAAAATCAATAAGATCAACGATTATTTCTATAATCGCGCGAGCAAGAATCGTATCTACGTTCGTGTAGATAATTATGACGTTTGGAGTGCTGATCACACTCTGGCTGAAATCATTGTTCCAGTTCTTAAGAAGCTCAAGGAACAAAAGCACGGTTGGCCTTCAATCGACAACGAGGATGTCCCAGAGCATCTTCGTTCTACTGCTGCTCCTCCTGTAGATGACTATGATACCGACGAAAATTTCCACAAGCGTTGGGATTGGGTTCTTGATGAAATGATCTGGGCGTTCTCTTCTTACATTTGTGAGGATGATAACGAATACGATTACAAAATTAAGAAAGGCGATGATGGCTTCTACGATTATGATATGGAAAAGAAGAAAGCCATCGATGCTCGTGCAGAAAATGGTCGGCGACTTTTTGCAAAATATTTCAATGCTCTTTGGGATTAATACAATGGAAGATATTACTGATGATGAGGATCAAGAAGAGTCTCTTCCTACAAAAATTTATGTTGAAGCAGTTAGACAAGATTTAAGAAGACTGCAATATTGGTTTATGGGATTTGAAGCAGCAGGGGGCAAAGTTCCCCCTTGTGTTAATGGATTTAGAGATCCAATTAGAGCTTCAATAATTCTCATACAAGATCATGTACAAACAAAAGACTTGAAATAATGCGATATTTTTCTTATCATGAACCAGTCGAGTCTGATGAGATTTTCGACGGTAGCACGGCTGGAGTCGTTATGACCGTCAGCGAAGACTGGATTCGCGAAAACTATTATCCTTGGTGGTACGAACAAATGTGCCGAAAGTTTGGTAAAGAAACGGTTGATACCGTATATTCTTTCAATGAATGTATTGAAGATTGGTGTGTTATTCATTGGGCTTGGGAGGTAATAGAATGAGCGAATCTTGGAAAGATGTCCTTAATGATCTTAAGATGATTAATGATGGTGTCAGGAAGGCTGATAAGTTTGATGTGAATTCTCTTTACTGGGAACTAGAACGCCAGATTGACATGTATATTGATGAAATGGAAGATGAATATAAAAGATACTGTGACGATTGTAATCAAAAAGATTATGAATACAGCGACCTAGAAGACGAATATCACGATCTAGAAACCGAATATGAAGACATGAAAGAAGAACATCGTCAATTAAAAGACAGATATGATTCTCTACTGAGAGATTATATGAAACTTGTTGATAAATAATTGCATCTCCAATTAAAGAGAGAAGCAAGTATGGATTCCCCCAAATACAGATCCATTTTCATCAGCGACGTTCATCTAGGTTCAAGAGGATGCAAGGCTGATGAACTCTGTAACTTTTTAAAACACAACACAGCAGAAAACCTTTATCTGATCGGCGATATCATAGACGGTTGGAGACTCAAGCGTAAGTACTACTGGAACCAGAGCCACTCAAACGTGATTCGTAGAATTTTAACAGCAGCCAAAAGAGAAACCAAAGTACATTATGTTGTGGGTAATCATGATGAGGCTCTTCGCCCATTTCTCAGATATGATATTGCTCTTGGTAACATTGATATAATGAACCGCCACACATATTGGGATATACATGGTAGACAGTTCCTTGTGGTTCATGGCGATATGTTTGATTCAATGATGCGCCATGAAAATAAATTTTGGATGAGTATAGGGGATATTCTTTATGATATGTTGGTTGTCCTTAACACGAAACTAAACATCGTTCGAGTTGCTCTTGGCATGGAATATTGGAGCATCTCTGCATTTCTTAAAAAGAAAACTAAACAAGCTCTGGCATACATCAATCGTTTCGAAGATTTGATTTCTGAATATTGTAATAAAAACAACTATGATGGTATCATTTGTGGACACATTCATACTGCCGAGATTAAACTGATTGAAAATACAATTTATATGAACGACGGCGACTGGGTAGAAAGTAAGACTGCTCTTGTTGAAACCCATGATGGTATTTGGCAGCTACTCGAGTATCAAAAAGACGGTTCGATGAAAGTGATTAAGGAATACTAATGATTTGTATTGTAACAGATGCGTGGTTACCACAAATAAATGGTGTGGTAACCACATTAGTAAACCTCAAAGAACAGCTTGAGAGAGATGAGTACGAAGTCTTCATAATCGAGCCTTCGATGTTCAAATCTTTCTCATTGCCTGGTTATAACGAAATACAGATATGTTATGAGTTTCGTCAGATAAGAAAGCTGTTGAAGTTTTATAATCCGCAACATATTCATATTGCAACAGAAGGACCGCTCGGTCTAGCTGCAAGAATGTATTGCATTCGTAATAAGATAAAATTTACAACTTCCTTTCACACCAAGTTTGCAGAGTTCATCAAGGCTCGTGTTCCAATCTTTCCTCTTGGTTTTGGATATACATATCTTAAATGGTTTCATTCTGCTTCCTCTCGTGTTCTTGTTACAACAAACTGTATGAAAGAAGAACTAGAAGCTCGTGGTTTCAAAAACATGGTTGTTTGGACCAGAGGAGTCAACAGATCTGTCTTCAAACCATCAAATCGTAAAAGAGATGGGCTGACGTTGCTTTATGTCGGCAGAGTTTCTCATGAAAAAAACATTGAAGAGTTTTGTAAATTAAATCCTCTTGATTTTAAATTTAACGAAACACATTTGATTGTTGTTGGAGATGGTCCTGTTAGAAAAGAACTAGAAAGAAAGTATCCCAACGTAGAATTCGTTGGAGCTAAGACGGGGAAAGAACTTGGGCAATTTTATCGTGACGCTGATGTGTTTGTTTTTCCCTCTCTTAATGATACTTTTGGTGTTGTCCTTATTGAAAGTATCGCTTCTGGCACTCCCATTGCTACTTATCCTGTTACTGGTCCGAAGTCTGTAGTCAAAGAAGGTATTAACGGCTCGATGAATGAAGACTTGACTGAAGCTGTAAAAAAATGTATTGACTTGGATAGAAAAATAGTGTATAATACAAGTCTAGAGTATACGTGGGAAAGATGTAAAGATATCTTTCTTGACAACTTGATACCGATTGTTGGAGATTAATTTTTGTTATGAGTGAAATGGTTTATCTTGAAAGACTCCATCTGGCAAACACAGCAAAAAAGAATGCTAAAACTAGATGGGCTAAACGCTACTGGAAAACAGTAGTTGTTCAACTCAAGAACAATCGAAATTATTATGTGAGTAAGTGACCATGAATATCTTCTTCATTTCCCGCGACCCAGTCCAAGCTGCTGAGTGGATGGTTGACAAACATGTTGTGAAGATGATTCTGGAGTCCGCTCAACTCCTTTCTACTGCCCATCGTGTAATTGACGGCGAGCAGTACGAAGGTAGCTCTGCTAGTGGGCGCAAAGCTAAACGGTGGCGACTCCCAGATCATCGCGATCAGATCATGTATCAGGCTACCCATGTAAATCATCCCTCAGCAGTTTGGTGTCGCCAGTCTGTAGAAAACTATCTCTGGCTTGCCGATCATCTCTTTGCTCTTCTTGGCGAGTACACTTATCGTTACGGTAAGAAGCACAAGGTCGCTGAACTTGCTTACTATCTTCAGTCGCCTCCGCTTGAACTGAAGGCATGGGACTGGACTGAGCCTCCCTCGGCGATGGCTCCTGAGTATATCATCTCAGATGATGTTGTTGAAAATTATCGCAACTATTACAAGTTCGGTAAGACCAAGATGCTGAATTGGCGTAATCGAGAAGCTCCAGATTGGATTTGAAATGCTAAACAAAAAGTGGGATCAGCGGTTTATTGAACTTGCTCAGCATGTTGCCACTTGGTCGAAGGATCCCTCGACAAAGGTTGGCTCTGTTATTGTAACAGAAGATCGACGGGTGCTGAGTATGGGTTACAACGGATTCCCTCGTGGAGTCCCTGATCTCGAAGAAGATTATCTCAACAGAGATGTGAAGATTAAGCTGGTGTCTCATGCTGAACGAAATGCTCTTGATAACTATGATGGCTCTGTTCGAGGCTGCACCCTTTATACCACACATTTTCCTTGTAATGAATGCGCCAAGTCAATCGTGCAAAAAGGAATCGCTCGGGTAGTCTCACCTTTTATTGACAACGATGCATATCACGAAAAGTTTCATACATCAGAAACCAAGCATATGTTTCGTCATGCAGGAATCGTGATAAATTTTTACACTTACCCCTTTACAAATATTGCGTAGCACCTATATAATATGGTCTGATCGCTTTTTGGGTCAGACTGAATTCTAACCTTGCTTTTGGAGGTATACATGCGTACTTTTATTGAAACACCGCATTTTGAATTTGCGGTTGTTGCAGTCTGGCTACTCGCGGTCGCTTTTTCACTTGCTGTCTAAAGGAGGCAAAATATGCAAAACTCATCTTTTCTAATTGGTTTTGACGAAATTTGGCATCGTGTTGCAAATGCTCACGATCAACTTGCTAAACAAATGAACTATCCCCCATACAATATCAGTAAGATTGACGAGAACAGATACCTCGTCGAACTAGCTGTTGCTGGATTCGGTAAGCAAAATATCGAACTAGAAATGGCAGAAAACACTCTTAAGATCGCAGGAAAGATTGAGGGTGAGCAAACTCCTACTTACATTCATAAAGGAATCGCCAATCGTGCGTTTGAACGTAAGTTCTATCTAGAAGACCACATCGAAGTTAAGGATGCCGCTCTTGTTAATGGACTTCTTAAGATTTGGCTAGAACGTATCATCCCAGATCACAAGAAGCCACGTAAGATTGAAGTTAAGGAAACTGGCACAGAGCCAACTACAAAACAACTTCTAACAGAATAAATACGGAGGGGGAGGAAACTCCCCCTTCATTCTTTAGGAGGTATGATATGATCGCTCTCGTCCAACTCAAAAAAGTTTTCCCAAAAACACCAGAAGAAACTCTTGCTTCTTACATTAATCCGCTTATTAAAACATTCACGAAATATGAAATCAATACTCCGCTACGCAAGGCACATTTCATTGCTCAAGTTGGACACGAATCAGGTGGATTTCTTTTCACTAAAGAGAATCTCAATTACTCTGCAGATGCTCTTCTCAAGGTATTCCCCAAATATTTTAATCCAGACAATGCAGCTTCTCATGCTCGCAACCCTCAGATGATTGCTAATCGAGTCTATTCCAATAGAATGGGTAACGGCGATGTTATCTCGAATGATGGTTGGACCTATCGTGGTCGTGGTCTTATTCAGCTAACTGGTAAGACAAATTACACCAACTTCGCCAACGATATCGGTATGCCTCTTGATCAAGTTGTTGCATATCTTGAAACACCAGAAGGTGCAGCCATGTCAGCTGGCTGGTTTTGGAATAAAAATAAATTAAACGCTAAGGCTGATGCTGATGATCTAAAGGGTGCCACCAAAGTTATCAATGGTGGATACAACGGATTAGATCATAGAACACAGCTTCTTGGTTTAGCTAAGAGCGTTTTTATATAATCTGACTTGACTTTTCACACATTTTAGTTTATGATGATACTCTATAAAGGGAGTAGCAATGCGATTTTACACAAACGTTTACCAGTACAGAAACAAACTTCTTGTTCGTGGCTACAACGAAGGTAAGCCATTCAAGCAGACTGTTGAATACAAACCATACATGTTTGTTCCTGCACGAGGCAAGGAAACAAAGTACAAGAACATCCATGGCGCTCCTGTGTCAAAGCTTGATTTTGATTCAATGAGCGAAGCCCGAGAGTTCATCAAGCAATACAAAGATGTCGAAGGTTTCACGGTTTATGGTCTGGACAAATTTGTTTACACGTACATCTATGACAACTTTCGGGGAGAAATCAAATATAATGTCTCGGATATCTCAATCGTCTCCCTCGACATCGAGGTGGCTGTCGATCAAGGCTTTCCTGACATCACTACTGCTAGAAATCCGATCACCGCAATCACTATCGCCCGCAACGGTGAGAAGGTTGTTTTCGGGTGTGGTGATTACAAGGAACACAAAGAATCAGTAAGATACTTCAAGTGTAAAGATGAGTTTGCCCTGGCACGCTCGTTTCTGACAATCTGGAACGAATGGTCGCCAGACATTCTCACTGGGTGGAATATCGAGTTCTTCGACATTCCGTATCTTGTCAATCGAATCAAACTTCTTCTTGGAGAGGACGAAGCTAAGAAGCTTTCGCCTTGGGGTATTCTTAATGAATATGAAGTTGAGATGCGTGGCAAGAAGCAGATGTCTTATGATCTGATTGGCATCTCGGCTCTTGACTATTTTGCATTGTATCGCAAGTTCACCTATACTGCTCAGGAATCATATCGCCTAGACCACATTGCCAACATTGAACTTGGCGAACGTAAGATGGATTACTCTGAATATGATGGTCTTCAGGATATGTACAACCGAGACTTTCAGAAGTACATCGAGTATAACATCCGCGACGTTGAACTGATCGAGAAGTTGGAGCAGAAGCTAGGATTCATCGAACAGGTTTTGGCTCTGGCTTATGACGCCAAGGTAAACTATGATGATACTCTAGCTTCCGTTCGTCAGTGGGATGTTATCATTCATAACTTCCTTCTTGATCGTAACATTGTTGTGTCTCCTTTCCAAGAAGCGCATGGCTCTGATCTTGTTGGTGCATATGTGAAGGAACCAAAGATTGGTCTCAGCGAGTGGGTTGTTTCTTTCGACTTGAACTCTCTGTATCCTCATCTTATCATGCAGTACAACATTGGTCCTGATACATGGGCGGGACAGGGATATATTCCAAGTATCGACGAGCTTCTTGAAGGTAACTTTGAGCCTGATCTGAATGCTTCTTATGCTGCGAATGGATGTTTTTATCGAAAGGAAAACCAGAGTTTCCTAGCCGAGATCATGGAACGTATGTACAATGATCGAACTGTTTACAAAAAGAAGATGATCGAAGCTAAGAAGCGACTTGAATTGATAGATGCTGAAATGAAAAAACGTGGATTACTTTCTACCTAGGAAACTAGTATTTTATAAATACAAATAGAACTGTAATGGAGAAACAAATGTTCTATTATGTTTATAAAATAACAAACAATCAAAATGGTAAATTTTATATTGGTGCACATAAAACTGAAAATCTGAAAGATGGATATTTTGGTTCTGGTGTAGCTTTAAAAAAATCCATAAAAAAATATGGTAAAGAAAATTTCACCAAAGAAATATTAAAATTCTGCGAATCAGAATCAGAAATGTATAATCTAGAAAAAGAGCTTGTAATTATCTCTGAAACCAGCTATAATATGACTCTTGGTGGTGTTGGTGGATTTTCGCACATAGATAATTCTGGAAATAATAATCCAATGAGAAGATCTGAACAAGCTAGAAAAAAAGTGTCAGAAGCTGTCAAGGTGACTAGAAACGACCCAGAAAAGAAACATTATTATGATGACATAAGTCGCGAAAATTTAAAAAAAGCTGTTGAAAAAAACACAGGAAGAAAAAAGCCAAAACATTCTGAGTTTATGAAAGAATGGGCTAAAAATAATTGGGCGAACAATAAAGAAAAAATAAGAGATTCATTGTCTTCTTACTTTGAAGTTGTTTGTCCAGAAGGAAATATCTATAAAACAAATAGACTTGAAGAATTTTGTCAATTACGCAATCTTGCATACACAACATTATGGAACACATCTAAAACTGGCAAACCTTCAACAAAAGGAAGATCTAAAGGTTGGATGTGTAGAAAGGTAAATTAAAAGTGGAACAAGTGGAACTGTCAACTCTAACTAATGAGGAGATTGCAGCGTTCCGTAGGCAAACTGTCAATGATATTTCTCGCTATCACAATCTACAGATGGCGAAAAAGATTCAATTGAACAGTGCCTACGGTGCGCTGGGTTAGCAACCAATACTTCCGTTGGTATGACATCAAGCACGCCGAGGCGATCACCATGTCTGGTCAGCTTTCTATTCGTTGGATCGAACGGAAGATGAACGAGTACATGAATAAGATGCTGAAGACCAAGAATGTTGATTATGTTATTGCTTCTGACACAGATTCGATATATGTTAATATGAGTGGCATCGTCAGTTCCGTTGGTCTGAAAGACGAGAAGAAGATTGTTGAGGCTCTTGATAAATTCATCGAGGCAAAGATCCAACCTTTTATTGATAAATCTTTCCAAGAGCTAGCAGATATGATGAACGCTTATGCTCAGAAGATGATCATGAAGCGGGAAGCTATCGCCAACAAGGGGATCTGGAAAGCCAAGAAGATGTATATCCTCAACGTGTGGAACAATGAGGGTGTACAATATGAGAAGCCAAAGCTCAAGATGATGGGCATCGAGGCTGTTCGTTCTTCCACTCCTGGCGTCTGTCGTGGTAAGATTAAGGAAGCTCTTGAGATTATCATGAATGAAAATGAAGAATCTCTACAGAGTTTCGTTGAAGATTTCCGCAATGAGTTTATGACTCTTCCTTTTGAAGACGTGGCTTTCCCTCGTGGCGTAAAGGGTCTTAAGAAATATCAAGACGATAATCAGATTTGTAAGTCGGGAACACCGATCCATGTTCGTGGTGCGCTGATCTTCAATCATTATGTTAAAAAGAAGAAGATGACAAAGGTTCAGCCAATCGGCGAAGGTGACAAGATCAAGTTTGCTTATTTGAAAGAACCAAACCCACTAAACACTTCTGTTATCGCAACAGCTGGTGCGCTGCCTTCTGAGTTTGGGTTGGACGAGTACATCGACAAAGGAAAACAATTTGAAAAAACTTTCCTTGATCCTATCACATCTATCGTTGATTGTATTGGTTGGAAGGCAGAAAAGATTGCAACATTGGAGGACTGGTTCTCATGAAACTAAACGAAGACGATGATTTTGGTTTCTCTCTTGTATCCGAAGAAGAAATCAAAGAGTATGAAAACAAAATGCTTCAGGAAGTGCAACAGAAGCATCAGGAAGTTGTTAAATCAAAAGAGGAGATCGCCAATAAGCTACAGGGTATGAGAGCAATGATTATGCCGTTGCTAAACAATCTGATGGCTAACCCAGATAAACATTATCTCTATTGGCCAAACCGAACCGATAAAATTCAAGCCTTCATCAAGAAACTGGACAATTACATCAATGATTAATTACGCAGCCCTAATCATAGCACTGGCACTCTCAGTAGTCGCTGGCTATTATTCTATCATAGGATTGACTGCTATCTTCAGCGGTGCTTTCTGGTCAATCTTGGTGATGGGTACAATCCTAGAAGCAGCCAAGGTTGTGACCGTTTCCTGGTTGTACAGAAACTGGAATCGAGTCCCAAGGCTAATCAGATATTATCTGTCAACCGCTGTTGTTATTCTTATGCTTATAACAAGCATGGGTATCTTCGGTTTCCTATCAAAGGCTCACATCGAAACCACTACCAATGCTGGCGTTTCAATTGAACAAATTGCAATGCTGGATCAAAAGATTGCAAACGAAAAGCAGAGGATTGATAGTTCGCAGACTGTTCTAAAGCAACTTGATGCTTCTGTTCAAACGCTACTTGACTCGCAAAGAGTTCGCGGACCAAACGGAGCGATTGCTCTCAGAGAATCGCAAAAGCAAGAACGTGATAATCTGACTGCAACGATTGATGATGCTACACAAAAGCTGAGTGCATTAACAGAAGAACGAACTGTTTATACACAAGAGCAAAGAAAGATTGAGGTTGAGGTTGGTCCGCTAAAATATATTGCGGAACTGATCTATGGCGATCAAGCTGATACATCAATGATCGAGCGTGCTGTTCGTTATGTAATTTTTGTAATTATCTTTGTGTTCGACCCACTCGCCATTCTTCTTCTGATCTCTGCTAACATTGGGCTTTCTCAGCCACAAGTTGCTCGCCGAGGTCGCCCACCCAAGAAGAAAAAAGGCTTTACAAATGTACTAAAAGATAGTATCATTCAGTTGGATAAGAAATCCATCATGAAGATGGAATAGGAGAAGGAGTAGTTATGAGTTTTTTTCGCAATCTAGTTGAGCAGATCAAAGACGAAGACACAAACATCGCAGCGGATGGTCTTGGTTCTGCCGAATATACTGGGTGTATCGACACTGGTTGTTACATTCTAAATGCTGTGATGTCAGGTAGCCTTTACGGTGGTGTTCCTAACAACAAGATCACTGCCTTCGCTGGTGAGCCAGCCACTGGTAAGACGTTCTTTGTTCTGAACATTGTTCGTTCGTTCCTAGAGGCTAACCCTGATGGTGGTGTTGTTTATTATGATACCGAGGCTGCTGTTACAAAGCAGATGATGGAGTCTCGTGGTATTGATACAAATCGTGTCATCATATCTGAGCCTGACACTATTCAAAAATTCCGCCATCATGCTATCAAAATGCTTGATGCATATATCGAGACGCCAGCCGATAAACGTCCGCCTATGATCTTCGTTCTTGATTCGCTTGGTCAGCTATCAACCACCAAGGAGATGGAAGATTCAACCGAAGGTAAAGAAACCAAGGATATGACTAAGGCTGCTACTATCAAAGCTGCTTTCCGTATTCTAACTCTGAAGTGCGCCAAGGCTGGTGTGCCAATGCTAGTAACCAACCATGTGTATGCTGCGGTTGGTGCTTACATTCCTACTAATGAAATCGCTGGTGGTTCGGGACTGAAGTATTCAGCTTCAACAATCGCTATGCTTTCTAAGAAGAAGGACAAGGACGGCACCGATGTAGTCGGTAACATCATCAAAGTTAAAATGTACAAGAGCCGACTCTCAAAGGAGAATGCTCAGGTCGAGGTAAAGCTATCTTATGAAAAAGGTCTTGATCGCTACTACGGACTGCTTGACTTAGCTGAGAAATACGGTATCATTAAGAAGGTTTCAACTCGTTACGAACTGCCAGACGGCGCAAAAGTTTTCGGGAAAGAAATCAACAATAATCCTGAAAAATATTTCACTGAGGAAATTATGGCTCAACTAGAAGAAGTTGCTCACAAGGAGTTTAGTTATGGTGTTCAGGGTAGTGATTCCGAAGAAGAAGGCGAGTGAGGTTGTTGAGTGGGCGCAGGGGGAATATGAATTCCAACTGCATCCATTTCAAGATGACTATATCAACGAGGAAATGAACACGGTTCAGTTTCTTTTCAATGATAAATTGGTCGCTCAAATTGTATCTCTTAAATTTGGCGACGGCACATACAGGGAGTTCTAAGTGAATTTTGAGCAAGTCCTTCTTTCGCATCTCGTTTTCAATGAGGAATATGCCCGCAAGGTTATTCCTTTCGTAAAGCCTGAATATTTTTCAGACTCAACAGATCGGATTATTTTCAATCTAATTGATAATTATGTCAAGGAGTACAACAGTTTTCCCACAAAGGAAGCTCTTGTTATTGATCTTGGCAAGAAGGACGGCATTTCCGACGAGCAGTTCAAGCTTGCCAGTGATATGGTGCAATCCTTTGAAGAAAAGTCCAACAAGGATATGGAGTGGCTTCTTGATACAACTGAAAAGTTTTGTCAAGATAAAGCTATCTACAATGCAATCATGACATCCATCAACATTCTGGATGATAAGACTGGTAAGCTGTCAAAGGGAGCGATCCCACAAATCCTCAACGAAGCGTTGGGCGTTTCCTTTGACACTGCCATCGGTCACGATTTCCTTGATGATACAGATTCTCGATATGAATTTTATCACAGGAAAGAACGGAAGATTCCTTTTGATCTTGATATGTTCAACAAGATTACCAAGGGTGGACTTCCTACAAAGACTCTGAACATTGCTCTGGCAGGGACAGGTGTTGGTAAGTCTCTTTTCATGTGTCACTGTGCTGCTGGTAATCTGGTTGCTGGGTTGAATGTTCTTTATATCACAATGGAAATGGCAGAGGAAAGGATCGCCGAACGTATCGACGCCAACCTTCTAAACGTTCCTCTTGATGAACTTGAGATCCTACCCAAGGAAGCATATGATAAAAAGATTGAGCGTCTGAAGAATAAGACGCATGGTAAACTTATCATTAAGGAATATCCTACAGCTTGTGCTGGTTCAGCTAATTTCCGCCATCTGTTGAACGAGCTTCGTATTAAGAAAAACTTTGTACCCGACATCATCTACATCGACTATCTAAACATCTGTATGTCATCGAGGATTAAGAATGGAGCCAATGTCAACTCTTACACCTATGTTAAAGCAATTGCAGAAGAGCTACGTGGATTGGCAGTCGAATTTGCTGTTCCGATTGTCTCTGCGACTCAGACAACTCGATCTGGCTATTCGAGTTCAGATGTTGAGCTTCAAGATACGTCGGAAAGCTTTGGGCTTCCCGCTACTGCTGACCTTATGTTTGCGCTCATTCAAACGGAGGATCTACAGGATCTTGGGCAGATAATGGTGAAGCAACTGAAGAATCGCTACAATGATCTTGCCTTGACACGTAGGTTCGTGGTTGGTGTTGATAAAAGTCGAATGAAGCTGTATGATGTCGAACAAGAGGCGCAGGAAGATGTTATGGATGGTCCGAAATTTAAATCTGTCATGGATAACACCAAGTTTGGAGAAAGGTTCGACGAAGAGTTTAAGATGGCTAAGAAATTTGATAAACTCAAAGCGTTTGATGGTTTCAAATAATCCTAGGAGAAATGTTATGCTACCATATAAAGTTATCGACACCTCTGTAATCGAAACTACCACCTCTCAAACAATCAAAACAGCAAAAACTGTTGACGAGGCTAAGAAGCTTGCTCGGCATCTTAATCTTGGCGGAGGATTTGATGGGTTTACGCCAAATTTTTTTCTAAAAAACTTCAAAATTCCCGATCTTGATGTATAAATAGTTACAAGCCTATCGTGGGCATACCACGGATATGTGTTTTTGTCATTAGACAAAAGAGGCAAGCGTAAAGCACGGAAGTGGCGAGGCAGCTGGTTCTCAGCAAGGTGGGGTTCCTCTCGCCCACATATCACAAAGGGGTGGATCTTTCGGGGTCCACCCCACATTTTTGCCCAAATTGGGTCCATAGGGACCGTTCAGGCGTCCTGTTTTCCTGTGAGGACGATTTTTCCTCCTGAGAACGATTTTTTACCCAATTTTGACCCAAAAATCGCCAAAAAACCCCTATTTTTGGTCCCTGCAGCACCCAGGGATCGCTAAGTCATTGATTTTATTAACAAATTTGGCTCTTGACAATTGGTCGGTTTTGGGTCATAATAGTCTTATGGTTGAAAAACGTTCTCCCCGACGCAAAAAGCGGTCTGATCGGACCCACCTCGTGTACGAGTTGACGGTCGGTCGCAAGACCTATATCGGGATCACGGTCCTTAAGGATGGCTCGGTCGCCAAGACCATGCGCCTCCGGATCGTCGGTCACTGGTATAAGGCTCACGTCCTGAACGAGACCTGGAAGCTGAGCGAGGCTCTGCGGACCCTGGATGCCGTCGAGGACGTTGAGTACCGTATCCTCGGCAAGGCTCGGGGCAAGGCTCCCGCCCATTCCCTGGAGCGAGACCTGATCGCCGAGCATAAGCCGAAGCTGAATACCGATATCCGCCCCAAGAAGAATCACTAAAAATGGAAGGAAATCTGATGTCTTACCTTATCTCTGACGTGACTCCTGATCTGGTCGTCGAAATTCTTTCGCGTAATCCGCTGCAGCCGTTCAATGAGGCAGATTGGAATGCCTTCTGTGGCTGCGAAACCGAAAATCCTCGAATTGCCTACGAGGAAAATCTGGTTATCATTCTGGACGGCGACGTTGTCCAGGTGATTGACTATGACTCCGAGTATGCTGATTTTGTCGACTTTAATGTCGATGAAATTGAGACTGCAGCCGATTCGCTGGTTTTCTAACTCGTTGATTTTGTTAGTAAAATAATCCCCTTGACATTGCCCGAAATATCGGGTATGATATCAACATGATGATGAAGGAAACCGTGATGACTGACAAGACCCCTAGCAAGCGTTCGCTCGCGATTGAGATCATGAACCAGAACACCACCATGCCCATGGGCGAAGTGGTTCGTCTGATCGCCGCGAAGATCGACGTGACCGAAGCCAACGCCAAGTCCTACTACCGTTACATTATCAAGAACGGTCTCTGCAACCAGACCGAGGCTGTCGCCGATGTCAAGATCCCCAAGGTCAAGGCTGAGAAGACTCCCAAGGTCGCGAAGCCTAAGACGGTCAAGACCCCTAAGAAGGTCAATGACCGTAAGAAGTTCCCTGTGATCGGTCCCGATGGTCAGACTGTCATGCGCACTGCCGATGACATCAAGGAAGCCATTGAGCGGATCCGCCTCCGCGACCAGCTTAGGGCTGAGGGTGCGACTGGTTTCGCTGCTAATTTTAATTACAAGACTCGGGAGTTTGAGCCCGACATCTCGGAGACCAATGAGGTCGAGGATCTCTGTGCTCTTTTTAACGTCTAATGGGAAAGGAAGATAAGATGGAAAAGACTACGATCGAAACTCAACGCGAGATCGAGAACGCTGTTGCCCTCTATGTCGAGGCAGTTCTCGCCAAGAGCAAACTAGAAGAAGAGGGCGGATCTTATGTCAATGGGTACGCTCGGGTTACTGGCGGACTCGAGTCGCTTGTTTCTCTAGCTGTATCTAAGATGAGCGAAGAGAATACTCAGCAGTTTCTGGCTGGTATTCGTAATAGGCTGAATGATCGTCAACGGGACATCTATAAGACCATCAACAATCGCGTCACTGCCTGAAAGAAATAACATGTCTTACATGACTGCTCTTGAAGCTGCTGGAGCCCGAGTGCTTCGCTATCAGTACTTTGGAGACTATCAGGGAACCATCCTCGCTGAGGTCGAATATGCTGGCAAGAACGGCTACGTCGAGATTGGATACGGTTCCTGCTCCGTCTGCGACTCGTATCAGGCTTTCGAAGAGGAGTTCGACTGGGATATCGGTCCTGATCAGCGTGCTCTGGCTTCGTTCGGCGAGAATTATCTCGATGAGATTCAGACTCTCGAAGATCTAATCGAGTCCTACACCGAGCGAGCCGAATGGGACACTGATGCCGAAGACGTTATCAGGTGGTTGAAGGAGACTGTGTGATGGAAGAGTACCTCAAGCTTGCCCAGTGGCTGCGAATTGAAGCGATGGAAGAGGCTAACAAGTCATCATGTAAGGAAGCACGTGTCTCTGCCTTCTATCGTGCAGCATATGCTATCGAAGATCTGGTGAAAATAATTGACAAGAAGGAAGCAATCTGATGGCTAACATGTCTTACTGTGCGTTTGAAAACACCTCAAAGGATATTGACCAGCTTATCTCGATTGTCGAGGAAGCGATGGAAGATGGTGTAAGTTTTCCGGATTTTGTGGATCGCATGTCTGCCCACGAAAAAAGGGCTTTCCTTCGTATTCATGAAAAGATGAGCGACCTGATTGACTTGATGGATAATTATGAGAACGAACATGAGTAACATTATTGAATTGCCCCGACCGACTACCCTCTTGCGACCGTCTATGGCGGGCAAGAGGGATAAGAATCTCAAGATACTAGACATTTTGAGCAAGCTTGCTGTGACTGTTGAGCCTGTAGCCAGTGCTCGCATCGCAGCAGCTGTCGTTTATAAGAACGATATGATCTCGTTTGGTATCAACCAGAAGAAGACCCATCCGTTTCAGGTTAAGTTTCAGCGTAACCATCAGAGCATCTTCCTTCATGCGGAAACCGATGCCATCAAGAATGCGCTTCGGTTCATTGATCAGGAACAGCTGGCTAAGTCCACTTTGTATATCTGTCGCATGAAGTATATTGGAACGGATCGTCGGGAGTTTGTACAGGGACTCTCTAAGCCCTGTGAGGGTTGCACCAAGGCGATCGCTACGTTTGACATTAAGAACGTTGTTTATTCCCTCGACAATCAAGGATACGACATTCTGTAATGAATAAATATCTATTAAATTGTCCTCAACATTCAATGATGGAATTTAATAGATGTTATCTTTCAAAAAATTCTCAAATTTTATTTTAAGCGAAGCCACTCTTGTTTCTACAGGATCAGAAGCAAAAAGACACGACGAAAAATATATTAAGCCATTCGTCGGTCAAACTGGCACCCATACTCTAAAAAAAGAACATGAAGGCATCGAAGCCGAATCCCCAGTTACCGTCCATGGATCGACGGTAATTGATGGGAAACATCATGCTATTGTCAGTAAGGTTGGTTCCCGCAAGAAGGTTAATGTTCCATTTTCAAAAATTAACAAACCAGTTAAGCAAGCAAACAAAGGGTTTGATTTTGAAAGTGAAACAGTTCGTAAACTAAACGAACATGGTTTGATGAGTGGGCAGGGCGCAGGAGCAACAGGCGGCAACGACTTCCATCTAATCAACAAAAAGACTGGTAAGAAAATTAAAGGCAAGATGGCTGAACATGCTTATCAAGGTGAAACAAAGAAGGATCTCAGTGCGGCATTCGGTCAAATGAGTTTGACTCACCATCCTGAAAAAGGATGGCACATTGCTGATAAGACCAGAGAAAGATTCCCACACCTTGCTGCTGAAGTTGAGAAAGCCACAGTATCTGTTGACGGCAAGAAAAAGAATTTGCTCAAACATGTTAATGATACATTTGGTGCACCAGACAGAGAAAAGAAAAGCTCAACCAACGTTTACTCAGATGAAACCGATCATGCTCCGATGCATGCATATCTGAAAGATCACCATGTTGACGTTCTTCATGTTGGTTCTCATGGAACATTCAGAGCAGGTTTGAGTCACGCTAAAGACAGAACTGGTATCGGTCTCCCACAAACAAAGGGAACTGGTAGATATAGAGTTCGTCAAAAGCACAGAAATTCATTGACTGTGCAGTTCAATGTTAAGAAGATGGATAAGTCTCCTTTCAATATGACCACAGACGAAGGCATTTCCCATATCAAAAATAAACTCGGTCATACAGAATAAGGAGATAAAGATGCTATCGTTTAAGAAGTTCATTCTAGAGGCATTAATCAAGGCTCCTGGTGCAAAAGAAGGTGCTGGTATTGCTCACATGGAGCATCCATCAGACGTTGGTGCATTTGATAGTTCTGAAGCTGCCAAGCATGTTGTCAAAACACTTCGTAATGTAGCAGCTGGAAGAGAACCACTCACCAGAAAGATTGACGATAGCATGTCTTTCCAAGCCATCCGTCACCCAGATGGAAGAGTTGGCGTGAAATACAAGGGGTCAGGTTCTCATTACAACTATTCAGAATCAGATGTTGAAAAGCAACATGGTCACAAGCCATATCTTGCTGAACCATTGAAGGCTCTTGTAAAACATGTTGGTAAGGTTCTTCCTAATCGTCCTGGTGAATATCAAGGTGGTGTGGTGCACCATCCAGGCAAACCACCAACAACTGAAAATGGAAAAATTTCTTTCCACCCAAACACAATCAAATATTCTGTTCCTGAAAATTCAGAAGAAGGAAAGAAAATTAAACGTGCTAAGGTTGGTATAGCAATCCATACAGAACTTCATGGACCAAACAAAGAACCAGAACCAATCACCAGCGCATCTGAGTTCAAGAGTCACCCCGACGTACACATGATGTCACATGTTGTTGGTAAAGAAGAATCTAAGATTCACCCAGAAGATAGAAAAACTGCTGAAGATCACATCAACAAAGCCGAGAAGCTTCTTGGTCAGCAAACACACGCTCACACATCTGGTCATGAGATTCATCTTCGTACATATATCAATCATACAATTCGTACTGGACAAACTCCTTCCGTTGAAGGATACAAGGCTCACTTATCAGCTGCTCATGACAAGAAGATTGAAGGCGTAAAAACACCAGCAGCCAAGCAAGCTAAGACTGCTGCTAAGCAAGCTGATATGGCTCATATTGATAAAAATAAAGAAGCTTTCGGAAGAACATTTCAAATCCACCATCATCTACAACAAGCAACCAATACACTAGCTGACTCTCTGTCAAGAAGAGCGCATGGTGGTTACGAACACGAGATCGAAGGACAGAAGGCTGATCCGGAAGGTTTCGTTGGTGGTGGTCTAAAGGTTGTTAATAGACAAAAGTTCTCAGCAGCCAACTTCAAAAGAAGTGAAGCTCTTCGCGCATCAAAGGGAGCAAAATAATGCTGAAGTTTTCCCAGTTCATAAAAGAAGAACACAGCAAAATTCATCACACTTGGTGGGGTAGAGGCAACCCAATTCATCGTGGACATGAACTTGGTGTAAACGAAGTTGTAGCAGCTGCTAAAAAAGATGGCGGAAGTCATAGCATTGTTTTTACTGGATCTCAAGACGCTAAGAAAAATCCATTGACCCCAGAACAAAAATTGAAGCATGCTAAAAGAGCCTTTCCTGGAGCTAATGTAGAAACAACAACCAAAGACGCTCCAACTCTTCTTCATCATTTGTCTAAATTGCATAAACAAGGAGTTCGCGAATTTCATCTCCATGTTGGTTCTGACAGAGTTGGTGAGTTTAGTAACCTTTTACACAAATATAACGATGTAGAAGGTAAGCATGGTTACTATAAAATGAGAATTAAGGTTCATGCTGTTGGTGGAGAAAGAAAAGAAGGTGGTGGCGGAGTTGAGGCTGCTTCCGCTACAAAAATGAGAGAAGCAGCTAAGTCTGGTGATAAAAAAGCTTTCCACGCTATGGCACCATCAAAAATGTCACCCGAACATAAAGACGAAATGTATAATGATGTGAGAAAGGGTATGGGCGTTGAATAATGGCTCAATTTAGAAAAGATACTCATGAATATCTTGGTGATGGTAAAACTATCTTTGAAGTAATGATGCTTGCTGACCAATATGGTAACCTTGTTGGTCCAGCTAATCCTTCAGGAATGTCTATTGACGGTTTTGGTCGTGCAAGAATGTCACAACCAGTAACTCTTTATGATTCTTTCCATAGATTTGCTGATAATGGAAAAGAAAATACATCAAATACTGCTGGCGCCACTGCTGTATTTAATGCTAATACAGCATCAATTGACATGACTGTCGATACAACTTCAGGTCATTATGTTTATAGAGAATCTAAAAAAGTTTTTGCATATCAACCTGGTAAATCATTACAAATTTTAAAAACATTTGTAATGTCTCCACACAAAACAAATTTAAGACAACGTGTGGGTTATTTTAATAATGATAACGGTTTCTTCTTAGAGAGATCAGATCAAACAACAAGCGGAATCGCATTTGTAAAAAGATCAAAGGTTACTGGAGCTGTTGTTAATACATATGTAGATCAACAATCATGGAATGTTGATAAACTTGATGGAACTGGTCCTTCTCTTCTTACTTTAGACTTGGAAGCACCCCAGATCCTTTTCATTGACATTGAATGGCTTGGTGTTGGTTCTGTTCGCATGGGATTTGTTATTAATGGTCAATTAATATGGTGTCATTCTTTCCATCATTCCAATCTATCTGCTTCTCCTAAAGGCGCATACATGCAAACAGCATGTTTACCAATAAGATCAGAAATAGAAAATATTGGAACAACAAATTCTTCTAGCACATATAAACAAATTTGCGCTACCGTTATTTCTGAAGGTGGTTATGCTTTAACAGGCAAGGCGCGAACATATGGACAAAATCCAAATCCAGGAACAAGATTAACTAATGCAGGAACATATTATCCTGTAATATCAATAAGATTAAATCCAGACTATCAAGATTCGTTAGTTGTACCAACTAGTGTAGCATTACTTCCAATTAATGCTGCTAATTATCGTTATAAGATTGTTTCTGGCGGAACTGTTACTGGTGCTGTTTGGGCTAACGCTTCAATTGATTCCACTGTTCAATATAATGCAAATGCATCAGCCACTTTTAGTGGAGGAGATGAATTAATTTCTGGATATCTATCTGCAACAGTTCAAGGTGGTGGTGGGTCCGTTCCTTTAACTGGCCAAATGTTTAAATATCAGCTAGAAAGAAATTCTTTCGCAAACACAACAACTGTATTGACTATTGCTGTTACTTCTGATACTGCGACTTGTAACGTAGCAGGAAGCATATCGTGGGAAGAAGTAACATAGAAGAAGATCTAGAAGAATTCTTTACCACCAGAAGGTTTCTCTGGAATACAATGATGCCCATCTTCCCTCCATTCTTCATATGGGATAAATTCTATGTCTTGGAGAGCATATTTCCAAGACATCATCATTGTTTTAATTACAATGGAAGAATTATGGGCTGGGTTGCTAGGTACCATAAATTATAAATA